GATGCAGGGAGATTAGATATAAAATTAGAACTACCTGTTAATAAACTGCTAGTCATATTCATAAATGGATCTATAGACCTTGCAGTAGCAAACATATTACTTGCACTAACACCTGCCATATCTGCTTGTATACCTATACCTACACCTTTTAATCGCTGATTAGTTATTTTTCGTACTTTATTTGAATTCATTGTTAGTTTTTCTACAGCGTTTAAAACTTCAGAACTAACAAAAACATCTTTAGTACTTCCTACTCCCATCTGTATACCTCTTGAAGCAAATGATGTTCTCGCTGTTGATTTGCGGTTGCCCATTTGTAGTGTTTTTATTTGATATTGCTTATTAAATACTTGGTTTAACCATTGTGCCTGACTTTCGTTTTGCCGTTCATTAAACAGCAGCATATCTTTTTTATGCTGTAGTTGTAACGCTAAACTTTTTGTTTTTAATTTTTCAGATCTAGCAGCAGCAAATGCACCATAAGCACCTCCAAAAACACCTGCTACTCCCATAGCTACGCCAAATTTTTCTAACCCACCTAATGCCTGATATTTTTGCCATGTAGACATAACTGCAACACTACCTTATTTTTTTAGTATAACTACATAGTATCTGTTTACGGTCACACTATCCACCCATAGCCACTTCTAATGTTAAACCTACAATTGTTAATGGTAATGGGTCAGATTGACGTACAAATAACTGTCCATTATCTTGCCATTCTGGAGTAAGCATAATTTTTATATCTTGTGTTTTTAAATCTGGTGGTGATCCGTATGGTTCTGTTGTACGTTGTTTTGCTTCTACTAATTTACCTGCACTAGGACCTGCAAAAATACCAGATGATTCTAATACTCTTAACCATACATGGTTTAAATTTTTAACTCTACCTTGGCCAAACGCTTCTACTTGTAATGCCATAGGTAAAGTTTCTAAGTCAGCTTCAATAGGTAATCCAAGATGTACAACACTAGCTGCACGATCTAACGAAATAGATCCGCTAGATACAACTTTTTGTGGATGTACTGCACCATCTGCCAATATGTTTATTGTTTTACCTTCTAAGTGAGAAAGACCTGATATAGTATTTCTTGCAACTTCATAAGTTGTTATAGCTACATTACGCAAATGCGATGGTAAATCTTTATCTAATTTTACTGTAGCTTGTGTTTGACTTGTAGTAGATATAATATCACAACGAAAATAAATATTATTATTATCATCAACCAAAATAATTGCGTCACCAACATCATCAAGACTAGGAGGTGCATTAAATAAATTATAGTTAGCAGTTATAGTTACGCTTTCGCCTTTTGTATAATTTGTACCGCCAGATATAGTTACATTTTGATTAGTGTTTGTATTTGTTCCGTTGTAAGTAGCACCTGCATCTACAAAAAAATTATCACGTTGAGTTGCAAATAATCTTGTACCCATACGTTCTATATACCGCACAGAAGCACCGTTAATAGTTCTTTTGATAACGCAATATGTGACGTCATCATTTCCTTCAGATACGCAAGCTACACTTTCAAACAAACCATCTGTATCATGACGATGCCATGCTCCTATTTGTTGTTCTGGGACATATGTAAGACCTAGTAATAAGCCATTACTACTTACTTGCCAAACAATAGGTATTGGTGACTTTGATAAAGCCATATCTATAATCGTATTATTATCAAATAAATGTGGTGCACGAAGAGATAAATCTCCTGTAATAAATCCATTTGCTTGCCAGTTATAACCAAGTTCTCTTACATGACCGCCACGAGCAGCAGCATATACCAAGCTATTATTAACAATTACTGGTTGTGCATTGTTTGCACCAACGTATGATTGTGGTTTTACAGATATAGAAGTTGGAGTTATAGCATCACTATTAACAGAAGTTACTCTCCATTCTGCTGATCCAGTAAGCATAAGTAAGTTTGTTAATGGAACAATGTGTCTTATAGTATTTGCTTCACGAGCAGCAACTCTAAACTCAATACGGTCATCATCTCGTATTGGCAAACCAAATGACATATTACTTTCAGTACCAGACTTAGTCATCCATATGTTTTGTGGTGCATTATTTGTTCCGGCAAACACTCTACGTTGTTCAAAATAAGACACAGCACCGGGATAATTACCAGTACCTACAAAATCATTTTCATGTATTGGTGGTGTGCGAGAAAAATCTGGTGCAATGTTATCGTCTACAAGTGTTGTTCCAGTAGTTTCACCAAGAAATCCGTAAATACCACCTTGTTGTTTATATACTCGATATCGACTAGCACCAGTAACTGCGTTCCATGTAATAGTGTTTTTTGCTCCAGTAACAAATATATTGTTATTTACGGAATCAGCCGTTGATTGATTACTTTCATCTACTAAATTAGCTTTTACTGCTGTAACAACATATTCGTGGGCAACATAAGTATCTGAGTTTGTAGACGTAGATGATGGTATATACATAGTAGCGTTAACATTAGTAGGTGCTGCAAGAGGACTACCAAAGTCAATCACACGCAATTCCCATTGTGTACCACCAAGTCTTCTTAGCTCTCTAGGTGCGTGATTAGGATGCACTAATGTTATAACGTCAGCAGATTGCACATAATTAACATCAAACAATTCTGCTTCTAAATATGGATGTGGTATTTCATATACGTTAGGACTTGTTGGCATAGCATACCAATTAGTTGCGTTTGGTGGCTGACTATTAGAATGAACAGTTTTTGAATAATAATTTACACCGCCTTGTTTAGCTATCGAACCAACTACATAGTTAGTACCACCGTTCCATGCTGCACCATCGTTATAAAATAAGGTCTGGCCTTGCGTATGAAACCTAAAATATTGATCACCAAACTCAAGCACCATAGTTTGAGTTGTATTAAATGTAAAAGATAATAATCTTGTAGATTTTGTACTATCTTTAACTTCTCTTACAAATGCAAATCCCGGTCTATTTTGTGCAGGTCCTTGCGGTTTGGCAACAAAATTACGCATTGTTGCAGCACCTTGTTGAAATTTATTGTCAGCAATACGGCCAAACATTTCTGGTGATATTTCTCCTCCAGAAAATGCTTGTTTAAAATTGCGTGTTACTGGCATAAATTACCTCCCAGATGTCCAAGGAACTATGTGTTCTACTGTAATATCTCTATGTAAATTGTCTGATTGTTTTGCACTAGTTAAATAATTTACCATCATTTGCGTACAGCGTTTTGCTTCTGCTGCTCCTTGATCTCCTTTAATAACAGGACCTGCAAGCATTGACGCTAAATGCCATGACAAAGTAATAACAAATAATGGCGAAAATAACGATGGGTCAGTTATAAATGCTTGATATCTAAGCATTGCATTTTCTTGATTGGTATAAATTAAATCTCCTTCTATTGCAAATTGTTGTGGTGTGTATTGACCTGCAACAATTGTTGGTGCATAGTTACTTGTTATTCCTCCGGGAGTATCACCTGCTGACATTCTTGTAGCGTAATCATTTTGTGCTGTAGGAGATATTATTGCGACAGGTGACATCATATCCGCAGGGGCTACATATGCATAATCCCATTGATCAAGACTATTAGTTGTTAATGCTATATTTCCACGTTTTGCTGCAAAATTCCATGTATGCATTTCAAGCAAAGTATTTCTTGCAATTGGATAAAACCGTGAAGCTTTTTCAGCTTGTGCTGATCCTTCTGGTGGATTAAGCGAAGCTATTGTTGCATCATCGCCTAAGTGTGCCAAGGCAAGGTTGCAAATGTCTACTTCAGTTGCCATGTCATCTCCTAAAAAAAGAGGAGGTTAGCAGTATTACTACTAGCCCCCAGTAAGTAAATAAGAAAATTAATGCCTACTTATTAGCTGCTACTAGTTGACTAATTAAAGTGTCTTTAGTTTGTCTTCTATCTAGTTCAACACCAATAGAACGACCATAAACTTCAAGTTCTGCTTTAGTCATTGATTCGTAATCAACGGATTGAGTAGTTGGCTGAACATCTTCTGACGGTACGGTTGTGTTTGACGCCACAGGTAGATCAGGTTCAGTTCCACCAACTAATTCAATATTACTATTGAACTCTCCATTGTATTCAAATTCTTCGTCAGCTTCTCTCATGGATTGACCAACAAAGCACTTAGTTTTAGCTCTATAGATAGGCATAAATTCTCCTTATTAAGCTACGGTAAAGCCAGAAGCATAGTACTTCTGTCCGTCACCGATTGTTTCTACAACGTCAGCAGTAACTTTACCTGCATTAAATGTACCTGCAACTGTGTATCTAGCACCTAAGTACCTTTTACCTTTACCTGCAATGTCTGGGTTAATGCGTACTACTACGTTTTTACCAACTGTAAGTGCTGCTGTAAGGATTGCATCGCTGCTTCCAACAACAACAGGACTAGACAAGTTAGCGTTGTCACTAATAACAACTTCAAACTTTACACTTGTACCATTTGCTAATGCAGTAGTAACGGCAAAGTTCATGTATAGTGCAGTACCTTCACCTATATCTCTAGCTGTTCCTAGATCAATAGTGTCAGTAGAAAAAGCAGTTGTAGTAATTGCTTGATCTTCGCTCACTCGGAGCAGTTTGTCTGTAATCATTTTAGATCTCCTTTGTTAATAAAAAAGTTAACTTACCGCAGACTCAGTATTAAGCAACGCATCAACTCTTCTTAGAGGTACTCCAAGGAATGATAGGTAGCTTTGTGCTGAACCAAACTGTGATAAACCTTCTTGGATAGCTAATACAGATTGTGACTTGTCAAGTGCTGCAATAGATAATCCTGAGTGAACAGTTCTATTCATATAGAATGCTGCTCTTCCCATTGCCATATTTGGAATTCTATACAATGCTCTAGCCATAAGCTTAATAAGAGCAGTAGATGCACTTGCAGCTTGTGTACCAGAACCTGCTAAAAGGTCAGAAATGTCAATGTTACAAATACGAACAACGTATCTCCAATCTTTAACAACCAAACCGTTTTTCCATTGGTAACGAGTAGCAAAAGCTTGTAGTCTTGTACCGTCACTATTGTAAACAGTTTGCTCACCAAGATCTTCGTGAGTTAAACCTGCTTTAGATCCTTTAGGGAAAGGACAATAAACAGTATTATCACCCCAAACAACTAAATATACAGATGCGTTATCAGAACCTGATCCACCTGCATTAAGAATGTTTACTGCGTTGTCAGCAGATAAGTCACCATATCTTGGTGCTAATCCTAAAAATTTCTTAGGATCTGTTCCGGGATTGCCGTAGAACATTGTTTCTGCTTGTGTCTGGTTCATTGCTTCTAAGAACGCAGTATCTTCAGATAGACGGAACTGTGCGGTGTTACCATTTAACATCGCTAAGTCTTTGTCTACTTCAGAACGAGCTTCCAAGATTCCGCAAGCTTCGTCAATCTGTGCTGTTGTTGACTTGCTTGATGGAATACCTTGGTTAAGTGCTCTCCAGTAAACACCGG